GTTGTAGAACTACCAGCGCTATTACCATCAGGTAAACCAGTGTGGCCAGAATACTGGACAGCTGAAGAATTAGAAAAAACTAAAGCATCTATTCCAGTTTCAAACTGGAACGCTCAGTATATGCAACAGCCAACAGCTGAAGAAGGTGCAATATTAAAACGAGAGTGGTGGCAAAACTGGGAAGGACACAACCCACCTCGAGTCGATTATATTGTGCAAAGTTATGATACAGCATTTTTAAAAAAAGAATCAGCCGACTTTAGTGCGATAACAACATGGGGAGTCTTTGAAGATGAAGACAAAGGTTATAATATTATATTACTCAATGCGTTTAAAGATAGGTACGAGTTCCCTGAACTACGTCGCGTGGCTCATGAAGAGTATCTATACTGGCGGCCTGATATGGTTTTAGTCGAGGCTAAGGCTTCAGGGATACCATTAACGTCAGAATTGAGAAGAATGGGAATCCCAGTAATTAACTTTACACCGAGCCGTGGAAATGATAAACAAGCGAGAGTAAACTCAATATCCCCGCTTTTCGAAAGCGGTAAGGTATATGCTCCTATGCATGAGCACTTTGCACAAGAAGTAGTTGAAGAATGTGCAGCGTTCCCGCATGGTGATCACGATGACTACGTTGATAGTACAACACAGGCATTGATGAGAATACGACAGGGCGGACTTCTACCTCACCCAGAAGATGAGAAGGAAGAGCCGAGAGAACCAAGACAACTGGAGTATTATTAAAATGGAATTTGAAGAATACGCAGACGTAATAGATGCATACGAAAGTGGTGTAGGTGTAGAGGAAGGAGATACTCTTACAGACTACATTAGAAAAAATAATATCAAGATCAAAGGCATATCATTAGATGAGGCTGGAACAGATTCTACATTCCTTGGAATGGACGAGCCACCAAAACGATCAGGCATTATGGAAACTGATGAAGCTAAAATGATGATGGCAGAAAATCCAATGTCAGCTGGTTCTGACGATAGAGATCCTTTCCTAGTTGAAGAGTATGAAAAATATATTTTTGATATGATGGAACAAGGTT